TTACAACAACTTGCTGAAAAAGTTAACTGCTCAAAGGCTCATTTATGGTCAATTGAAAAGGGAGCATCTATTAACCCCGGTGTGATGTTAGTACAAGCACTTGCTGAAGTTTTTGAGGTTAGTGTTTCCCGATTTTTTGGAGAAGAAATTAAAACAGGGGACGAAGAAGTAGACGTGTTAGTAAGGGATTATAAATCGCTAAAACAAAGAGATAAAGACTTTATAAAAATCGCAATCAAGACTTTTAAAGAGTGGGGAGCAAAACAATGACCCCCGCAGATGAATTAATCAACAACGCTAACGTCTTATCAATACTTTTAAGGCAATGTACCGATTCCCTTGAACAAGTCGCAGACCTCCGGGCTAAACTGGAGGAAATGCGGGAAAGATTAGGAGTAGAGTTATGAGTCAAGACCAGGCAAAATTAACACACCTATATCCTACGGTTAAAGACAAATGCAAAAAAGAACATGCGCGCTGGAATACCGGGGATGACTTTCAGCCGGAAGTTAATATTGTTTTTCATGTTTCCGAACTTAAAAGGCACTTTGTTGTTATAGCGGGAGAGATTGTCAATGATTTTGCCCATAAGAGGCACGCTACAAGATATCTTAACAATCGCGTCCCGAAAGAAAAACAAAAGTGCGGATATACCGTAGCAATGGAAAAACTAGGAGTTGAACCATGACCACCACCGTCGCCTTAAACCGCCAACGCTCATCGCCTTTGTGGTGGATGCTCAAGACAGGTAGCCGCATTGCGGGTGCTGTCATCGTGGCCGCAACCATCGTCACCCTATGGGCCTATACAGGCAACTGGGCATGGACGCGGTTTGTTTCGCCAACGGCCGAGCTTATTGGTGTCAGGGCCGTGCAGTTTGCTGGCAAAGAAATCGTTGCCGAACCCGTGCAAATAACCTCCATCAACCCGGCCACGGATAACAACACCCGGTTGCGGAATTTAGATGTGGAATTAGAGGAAGCAGTGAGGGGGCGGAAATGACAACTATTGCTTACAAAAACGGCACACTAGCAACTGATTCCCGCGTTATAAACAACGGGTGGATAGGACACGATCTGGCTGAAAAAGTCGTTGTTGTTCAAGATCAACAGTTTGGCCCCCCGGTGTATTTTGCCATTGCTGGCGACCTTGTTGAAGGACGAGCTGCAATTCAAGCAATTTTGAAACGCGAAAGGTATGCCACGCAGGACAATAATACAGGCTTTACAATAATGGGAGTAAATGCGGACAAGGAAATACGAGTCTGGTGTCATGGAGAGACACACACGGACGGCGAAACAATACCAAAGCCTTTCTGGGCCATTGGCAGCGGCAGAATAGCGGCAATGGCAGCGATGGAGGCAGGAAGTGATGCTGTTGGTGCTGTCACTATAGCAGGGAAGATAGACCCAAACACTGGCGGGGAAACAAGAATATATCAAATTATTGATCTTTTGGAGAAATAACCATGACCAAACAACCATTACCATTGCCAAAATGCGCACTGTACGTCCGTACAACCAGCGTTCGGAAGGCGTCTGAAATTATCGAACGCCTCACCGGGCAACCACCGTATAAGAACAAGAACTGCGAGCACAACGTGGGCCGTTCAGATCCTGAAGATGATCCAGATTTGCAATACAGTTTTATTGTTAACGGGGAACAATCCCGCGATGATTGGCAAGAAGTGTTTATGTTTTTCAAGGTTGCTGGTGAAATAGCCCATCATTGCCGAGATACAGAAATTGGCTTTGAAATTAAAGGGGAAAGCGGCTGGTCTAAGTTATGGGTTTCAGACTCATATGAAAAACGAATGCTTGAGTTTTGGGTATCAAAACAACAAATCGAAGCCTCCATGCTTCACAAATTAAAACGCATTCAAGAGATTTTGGGTGAAGAACAATGACCCACCCCTTTACTCTAGCCGCCCGTGCCCCGCGCAAGTGCGGTATATGCTTCACGGTGTTTACCCCACCTAGGAGGCATTCTCAATACTGCACAGTCGATTGTGCAAACATTGCAAGCAGTCAAAATCAAACAGGGAAACCAAAAATGACCATTGTTAAAAGACCAAAGATATATCCCAAAATATGCGCTCATTGCGGCACAGCTTTTAAAGCTGAAAAAAATAAATACAAATTTTGCGGCAAGCTTTGCGCCGCGAAAGGTCAAGACCGTTTTGCTAGGATAAGCCAGGCAAACTCGAAATTGTACACGCTGGAGCCGTCGGATATTTGCAGGGACAAAATCTTTTATTTAGAAAGAGCAAAAGCGTTGCTGGCCGCAGTAGAAAGTGGTTCAATAAATTTGCTATTTGTCGGGCAAGAAATGAAAAACGCAATTTTAAGAGCGCAGGATTTAGTAAGTAGGAGTAATAAAATATGAGCATTGCTTTTAATTCCGCGCAAGCCATGATAATTGAGTGCCGTCTAAACCAACTTGATTATTTAAAAAAAGAATACAAAAAAATGATTTTAAAAACAGAAAAACTAAAATTAAATCTTTCTTATAAGAATAAGATTCTAAAAACAAAAAAAGAAAAAACAATGCCTTCTATTATAAAATGCACTTCGCCTTTTGAAAAATATGGGTACGACGAAAAAGGGAACCTTTGGAAAAACTTTTCTCAAAAGGGTTGGAAAGCACTAACCCCGCAAAACTATTATTTCGGCTCCGGAGCCTATTACGTTATTGCTATCCGTGGCGTTCAATACTGTTTTTACTCTAACACAAAGGTTTTTAAAGAGGTGAAGAAATGAATAATCAAGATTTTTCACTCCTTTCAGAAAAGCAAAAAGTATTGCTTGGCTTGGATATTGTTAGCCGTGTGTTGCACATATATACAAACCTTTATCCTGATGATAAAAAAATTCCGCATTTTTTTTCTGTAGTAAGAGAGAAAGTTGATATAGCTTCGTATCCGGCTTCATATTTCGATAAAGAATTTAGGGAAGCTCAAAAAGATTATTATTTGCAATATGACAAGGTTTGCCGCAATTTAGAAAAACATTACCCACACTCAAGTGCCGCTATAGCTGCTTTGGCTTCTCTTATAGAAGCATCTCAAGGGGATGTTTTGAGAGCTTCAAGGAAAGCAATAGAGGCTGTAAAAATTATGAGTAGCATTGAACCGTGTGAAATTGAGGCACAGGCGCACAGTGAATTATTGGCAGCGTATATTGCTAACCCCCATACATCGCCCCCTCTGCCGCCCTCCTAGCCACTAATCCCGGCAATTTGCGGCCTCCGGCGTATACCCATTTCATTAATTCCGGTGGCACGTCCAAATGATCTTTACGGTTTATTTTCTGGCGCAATGTCGATCGCTGCAAAGCACCTGCACCAAGGTTGAAAGTAAAAGACACAATAGCGTCAAAACGGTTTTGCTTTTTTAGGGAAGGACACAGCCGCATCACGGCAGCTTCTGCGCTTTCCACATCGCGGCGCAGTAGTTTTTCTGCCTGCTCCTTGGTTACTGGAGGCGTGTCACGGGTAACGCCACGAGTGCTTCCATAACCAACAGTCCAAACCTTAGCCGGGCATAAATATGGTTTAGAAACAAAGCCTTCGTATCGCTTTATGAGGTCAATTCCCGCTTGGCTGATTTTCATTTCACCCTCAACGCCCGTTGCCCAAAGTAAAAACTCACGATACCCGCAAACAGTGCCGCGTCCTCTTCCGTCCAGATACTTTCCGGGTACAGGCCATGCGTACCGATAGCCGACAGCTTGATGGCCGCGTACAGTGCGAAAAACGCATAGGCAATTACTGGCCGCACGGTTCCATTTAAGGCGTCCACCCAGCGTACATTGGTAGGTTGTATGCTGGCGTACAGGGCTTGCATTTCAGCCGCTTGGCTAGCTATCTGTATCTCCTCCAGCCGCTGGCCGCCCTGCTTTGTTTGTGCTTCCATTTGTAGTTGCAGTAAGGCCAGTTCATGAGCCTTATCCCGTTTGTCTTGAAACAGTTTTAGAACGCTGGGGAACGCGCTACCTAGAAAACCGAGGAGAGAGCCGAGGAGGGTTAACATAGCTTGTAATCCTTAATTAATAATTTACCATTTTCGTCACGATACATTGCAATTACTGTTACCAACGCAATTTCTGTTCCCAAAAACTCGTCTGCCAGCGCATCAAAAAACTCGCTGGCGCGGGTATCTACTGGCTTTAGGTAGTTCTCTAAATCAATAACATTGCCGAGGTTGTCATTTGCTATAGTAGGCACCATACACAATTCCTCCAAGGTCTCCACGGCTTGCCTTTATTGGCGCGGATTTTCTCCGCTTTAGCACGCGAGATAAAGCGCACCTCAAAGCCTCGTTTAACATCAAAACCGTTAATTTCTGTGCACCATCCCGCCCGGAACCCATAAAACCGCCCGTCTATCTCAATACACGTCTGTTTAAGATCGCCGCCTAAAAGGCACGCCAGCACGTCTAGAAACGTCTTGGGTGTCTTGTAATAGGCCACACAGTCGGATTGCTCGCGGCCAGAGCGTACAATCGAATTTAAACCTATCAGGGCTAGGATCGTTGTCTCAATAATGGCCCACCAAGGGTGGTAGATGGAAACACCGAAAACCATGCTCACAGCTTGCTCAAGAAGCCAAGCAATAGCCAAAAAAGATATTGCCATGCTT